AAACCACTCCCAAGCAGGGAGAAAAACATCAGCTCGTCCAAGCTTAGCATCCTGTTCAGAGTGTGGGTCATCAATGATAAACAAATCAGCCCCGCGACCAGCGAGGGCACCACCCACACCAATTGCAAAATACTCTCCATTATAGTTTGTCCCCCACCTTGATGCAGACTTAGAGTCCGCTTGTAATTCTACCGCCGGAAAAATATCCTTATACGCGTCACTACCCACCAAATTACGGACACGACGACCAAAGCCAACCGCCAGATCAGCTGTGTGAGACGCCATAATAACCTTTTTATGAGGAAATTTACCGAGAAACCATGCTGGCGCAAGATACGAAATAAGCTCTGATTTACCATGTCTTGGTGCAATGTTAACAATAACTCGTTTCTTCTTTCCCGCAGCAATATCTTCAAATATCTTAGCCAACCTAGCATGATGCGCTCCTACCATATATCCTGGGTATACATGATCTATAAATTCTAAAAACGATGTGCTTCCTACATCTTGTACTATCTTACCGCCCATAGCTTCTACTAATGAGTCAACAAGCGCTGCTTCTTCTGGAGCTAAATATTTGTTATTAGATTGTAAAAATGTAAGTAAACTCGCTATCCGAGCCTCTTGTGCGTTCTTATCATCACTCATTTAGTTTATATTCACCTACATACTCTTTTACTTCTTTCTGCAGTCCGTCTATTTCTTTTTTACTTATCGTATAATCTGCATCTATTACATTATGTTCTTTTTCTTGTATTCGTTTTTCAATCCTACTTACTAATGTTCTTAGTTTATCCTCAATATCATCAAGTGACATGTTCTTATGTATGACTTCTGTAGTCTTTTTAAATGCATCTACTCCATCTACCTCACCAATTGCACGTAGTGCTGTGATTCTTTCCTTAGATTTCTCGGCTGTTGCAGCTTCTTTTATCAGTCCATTCACTACAAACGTCTTTAAGTCCTTCAAATCGTCAACAACATGCGCATCTAACTCTGCAACCATGCCAGCTAAGCTAGCTAACATTGAATTTTTGTATTTTTTAAGCTGAATTTTAGTTTCTGGGTGTTTAATCATAGTCTCAGCTACAGTTTTAGCTTCTGCTATGTCTTCTTTCGTAGTTTGAATAGGCTTTCCGGTTAAGTCTGACATCAATTTGATAGTATTAGCTATCATTTCTAGTTCTTCTTCGTTACTTAATTCGGGTAGTGCATCACGAGCGTTTCTAGGTAGAGAAATATTTTCTTCTAAATGGGGTATGATAACGACTTCTTTATCGTTAAGTGCTTGATTTTGTTCAGTTTGCATCGGTTGCTGTATCACCTATGAGTTTATTTTTGCAGCTTCCCATGATTGTAACACAGGTTTTTAGTATAATATAGTTTTAAGGGGAGCATTGTGCGGAATTTCTTTTTATTTATTTTTTATGTGCTCATTATTTTCCTTTTATACTACGTTCATACGATGCCATGAGTAAAACCACGTTAACTAAGAAGAACTTAGAAATACTTTACAACATGGCGTGCCAGATGGCGCCATTCAATTCCCTTCCCATGCCTAAATCCCACAAGGTTAAGTTCAAAGTGATTAAGAACCCTAACATATATGGTTGCTTTGATGAGCATGAAATGGAGATCCAAATTAGTTCTAATGCATGTGGGCACTTCACAACTATCTTCCAAACCCTCCTCCATGAAATGGTACACCTAGCTCTCTATGTTCGGGGTGATGATGACTTCCATGAGCATGGTCTTAAATTCCTTCGTATTAAAAACGTCTACTCCGAGTTATATAACTTCGATCCTAAAGCAATCTAGCCCTAAACTTTCCAATTTTTTTGTAGAAATTTTTTAATATGTCAAGTTATATTAGTGACGGGGGGTAGTTTCCAAATTTGTGAAATTATTTGTGTAGATCATGGGGTTCGGGGGGCGGAGGGTCCCATACAGCCCATTTGGGGGGGTAGGGTATGGGTAGGGTATCGGGTATTCACTTTACATATAGCTAGCACTACTATATAACATACTCAACAAAGCAATAAAGCTTTGTCTTAACTAGGAGTAATTATGAAACCAAAAGTAAAACAAACAACAGCAATACTATCTTATAGATTAGTTGGTAATGATAGAGTAATACAACATGAATACAGCCCTACTCAACGCAATATGTTATATAAAGCACAGGCTGACATTCACAAACACAATATTGATTATATGGTAGTTTCATTTAAAGATATTGAATAATCAACTGGGAGCTTCGGCTCCCTTTCTTAACTTAAGGAGTATGTTATGGACTTTGTTACTTATCTTTTCATTCAAATGATTATCTTAGTATGTTATGCCTCATGGATATTTTATCGTATCGGATACAGCAAAGGGTATCGTAAGTGTGAGCATGACATGGAGTTTGAATGGGAAGTGAATGGTGAGTTTGTTAATGAACAACAACATAAAGGAGTGTAGTATGGATAAGATAGCTAACAAGAACGCAAGTGTTGTAGTATCAGAATGTAAAGAGTTCAAGGGTAGTAATACCTTCGGTGTATGGGAACATGATATGTGTTATGTAGTATATAGTTATGGTAAACACTTTCCGATGTATGTGTATGATGCAATTAGTCATGCATGGTTTGGTAACTATGACAAGTATTCCCAATCAACCAGTAAGCATATGAGTCAGTGTAGACCAAAGATAATGAGTGATGCAAAAGGTATCATATATAAGAATACAGCATTCCTCAATAATATAATCTACGATGGACTAGCTCATGCAGTAGCTAACATGCCTAGTGACAACTAACCTTCGGGGGCTTCGGCCCCCACCTTTTTTTGTAGCTAGTCTTTTGATACCAGTTCTATGTCGACGAGCGTGTCGCGTGTGTGCCTAGCCCTCAAGGCTTAATTAGTGTGCGTGTCTAAATACGCTTTACATATAGGCTAATACTATATATAACGATACTCAATGGCTCAGAATATCGGGTCATTGATTTAACTTAACTTAACTTAACTTATGGAGTATGTATGAAAACAAAAAAAGTAGTAGAAGCAGTTAGCAAAGCAGTAGCAGTATCCTCTCAATCTCTTAGTGGCTTAGCATATGAGTATCAAGGTGCATATGTAGATATGCTAACTACCGCTAAGAAAATCTTGGATAGAGTGCCAAACATTCTAACCAAGCCAAGCGACAATGATGTCGCCGAGATTAAACTCGGTTTTGCTCGTCGCTTCAAAGAGTGGTATGCAAAAGACCATGACAAGTTTCATATGGTTTTAGATAACAAAATGCAAGAGGTCACTGAAGCAGAGTTTAATGACGCTAAGAATAAGAATAAGGTCAAAGTTCATATGACCATAGGACTAGCTCTTGGTTATACCCAGCAGAAGTTTACCACTCTAGCAAAGACTGACCCTTATATTTATGCTCTTGCTAAGCCGTTGCGCAAAAAAGCAAAAGACCATATCTCAAAAGGTTGGACTAACTTGCTAAGCTCAGTGCGCCAAGTAGTGGGTATTGATAATCCTAACAAAAAGGGTCGTGCAGTAAAAACTATTGTCGAGGCTTTCGGCGATAACATCAAGACCCTCAAGGCTCGTATCAAAACCGCTGAGGCAAGAGGTGATGAGCTTCTAACGGCTCAGGTTAAAAAAGAGTTTAGCTCTTGGTTATCTCAAGGCGAAAGCTTGATTAAGAAGTTCAATAAGTAGTAGACTAGGGAAGCCTTCGGGCTTCCCTTTTTTTTGGTCTCGGTTTTGAGACCAGTTATTGTCGATGGGTGCGTATGCGTATTTAATATTTAATGTGCTTTTTATCATCTGTTATATTCTTAACCCACACAATTCCTATCCTGCTGCGTATTCATCTGCGCAAACTATCTCACACTAACCCCACCAATCCCACCTAAAATTTCTAGCTACCCTATGCCTGCCACCTAATAGAGACCAGTTCTGTGTCGACGGGTGCGATGTGGGCGATGCGTTTGCGTGGTCGTTAATTAGTGAGCGTGCTTAAATACGCTTGGTTTTGGCTTAGCTGGTTATGTTGGTTGTGAACTTGTATTGTGTCGTGTAAGATATACTCTAACCATGCTTATGTAAAGTATTGGCGTATCAGGCTTGTTCCAAGTTGTATGGTATAAGATATAATTAGATGATAGGTTGTTCCAGTCTTGTTCCAAAAAGTGTTCCATTTATATGTAAAGTTGTTCCAAGTTTGTTCCAAGTTAAGTTGTTGATTATAAAGGTTGTTCCAATGTTCCAAGTTTTTTGCAATAGGAAATAGTTTTGAGATTTTACAAAGACAAAGTGTTGTTTTCGCAGTGCAACATAATAAAAAAATGCAAACATATATATACTTAAAAAAACTTGGAACATTGGAACAAGACCATTTTCTAGCATACTACTTACTTATTAAAAATATAATATAATATAAATAAAACAAAGACTTACCGAAAATAAAACCAAGCAAATCAAACCCTATTTTGTTCTTATTAGTAAAGTTATTTTTGGAACATCGTTGGAACAATTGGAACATCATATAAATCAATAACTTAGCGTCAATCAACCCCAAACTACGCAATTTAAGGTAAAAACTAGGAGTGAGATAGTCAACCGAAACCCTTGTGTTATATGTAAAGTTATACTATAATAGGTATTGTGTGAGTAGCGTATTTAATACATGATACATCAGCTAACAGCACAGCAATTAGTAGCAATAACATTTTTAATAAATCCAAGCGTAGTTAAGCACGCTTACTAAATAGGAGATTAGGTTATGAAAATCAAGAGTATTTATAAAGGCTATGACAGGGAGATTTATATGTCGCAATACATCACTATCCCCAAAGAAAAGTATAGACGAATGGTTATCAGCGAAGTGTTAGGTTGGGGTATATCAGCGTTGTTATTAATAATTACTTTGATTAAATAAGGGGAACATGATGAAAAGATTTAAGCTAAAGATACAAGAAACAATAGAGTATGACTGCGAGATTGATGCAGGCTCTATGAAAGACGCAGAGTTAAAAGCACTACAACACCCCGAAAAGTGGCAAGAAATACAAGGTGTTTTAGATATATTAGAAGTTGAACAGGCAGACTAAGGAGAACGATATGTCAGTTAAGTTTAATGTAATAGCAGAAGTATTGGTAGATAGTAGTGTGGTTGATGGGTTTAAAGGATTAGATTCTGAATTTAAAGACGCACTAGCTATATTTATCAGTAGCACTCTTAGAGAAAAGGGTTATGGCACACGCATCAAGGTGTATCAGCACAATATGTTTGAACGCTTGAATGAGAACGCTGAAGATTATCTTATACGAGATGCGAAGGAAGAGATTGAGAATGAAATCTTAACGCAACATTGTATAGGTGGTAATTGTGAAGATTAGGAACTTGAGAGCAAGGTGTTTAGAACCTAATAGCGATATCCCATATGTATTGCACGAAGTGGAGTATCAAGTAGAGAGTTTGTTAAAAGATGATGTGTGGTTAAACAGAACCCATACCATGTATGCAACAGACCCGATAGACGCTATTAACAAAGCTAGAGAATATATTGATGAACCAAGCGTAGTTAAGCACGCTTACTAACTAAGGAGAACAACATGGCAAGACCATTGAAGTATAAGAGCATGGTAAATAACATTACTGAATGGCTCAAAGATGAACTCAAACATGACGCAGAAGTTGTGAATGGGCTAGACCATATGATATCAGACGGGCAACAAGATATCGTGCATGGTAGGTATGAAGTATGCAGAGAGTTATTACATTATATCCGTTCAATAAATGGAGATGAACATGACGAACTTGACACAGACTAATAGTTGCAGTGTATGTGGTGATGACATTGTGGTAGGCAGACGGGAACTAGGATATAACACTTGCTTAAAGTGTGGTGAAATAATATCTCGCATGAAGAAACACACAATAGCACCTATGCATAAGAGTAATTACATGGTGATAACAAACCTAACAGATTTACATGGGTTAAATAACAAAGGGGGGCTAGTTAAATAATGGGCAAGTTTAAAAATAAATTAATAACAGAACAGGAGAACGCTATGGATAACATAGATAGTATGTGGCATCAGAAACAATTAGAAGAAGAACAACAGATAGACCAGATTAGAGAACGAAATCTATTTGAGTGGCAGGCAATACAAGACGCAATCTATTACTCTAAGCGTTTAAAGATAGCAGAAAAGAATATTAAGTAGGGGTGTAGGCTTGACTATCTCGCCCAATCACTTGGTATATATGTAAAGTTATACTATAATGTAGTTGTGTGGGTAGTGAAAGTTATACATGACGCAATAGTTATGGCAAGAATGACAAGAATTAAAACAAAGCGTAGCTAAGCACGCTTACTAACTAAGGAGAACGATATGAACTTTGAAATACAACAACCAAACCATATCATTTCATTGGCAACATCGGCAGTATTGGTGTCAGTTGATGTGAATGTGTGGAGTGCAACCAAGCAAGACAGAGTTATCTCTGATGAAGTAACGACATTAAAAAATGCAGACGCTAGTGCAGGCAGATTTGTTAAGAACCTATTAGCAGATGACATACATCATAAGAAGGTAAGTAATTACAGGCAGACTATTTACAATTGGTTAAAGCGTAGCACTTTCCGTTGGAACAATAGCCAAGACTTACTGCCCGTTGCAAGCCTTGAGAAGTTTAAGGTAGAGTTTGCAGACCACCAAACGGAATACTATCGCCTATTAGATAATTTCCTATTGAACTATCAGAACATTGTGTCAGACATGGCATTCAAACAAGGCGATATGTTTAGCCAAGACGATTACCCAAGCGTAGATGAAGTAAGAAATAAATTCGGGATAAAATTATATGTAGCAGAAGTGCCATCACACGATTGGCGATGCAGTATATCAAACGATATTGCATCAGATTTAAAACAACAATATGAGAGCCAAGCAGAGCAGATTATAACTGGCATCGTAAATGACCAAGTTGCCCGTATCACAGAAGTTATGGAAAGTATTTCCCATTGTTGTGGAGTTATTGAAAAGCAAGACGAAAAAACAGGGGAAGTTATAACCAAGAAACGCAAAATATATGATACGACCATAGAGAAGGCTAAAGAATTATGCGACACCTTTAAGAAGTTTAAACCTATTGATAATGAGATAAGTAGTAAGTTAAGTGAAGTAGTAGTTAAGTTAGAGAATGCACTCAATGGGGTTGATACCAAGTCAATCAGAGAGAGTGATGCAGTAAGAGATAAGGTGAAGTCGGAAGTTGATGACATCTTATCTAAGTTTAAGTTTTAAGTTAAGTTAAATAGTGAGCGTGCCATGCTACGCTTGTGGTGTGGCATCGTTCTATCAGTTAATTATATAAATGGAGAATAGTATGAACCAAGTATCAGTAAGTATTGATGAACTAAGAAAGTTAATCCCTGCAATTGGTAAGACACTTACCCCAGTAATACAGAGCGAGCCAGGTTGTGGTAAGACATCGCTATTAAGTATGTTAGAAGAAGATTTAGGCGATGGGTATGATTACATCTATGTAGATTGCCCTGTAAAAGATATGTCAGACATAGCTATGACTATACCTAACCATGAAACAAAATCATTAGAAAGCTATGTGGGTAGTTTGTTTAAACTATCATCACCGAAACCCAAAGTCATATTGCTTGACGAGTTTATGAAATCCCCAAAGTTATTACAAGTTATCTTTACTAGGTTAATGCTAGAGAGATGTGTTGGCGATACCCCGTTGCCCGAAGGTAGCATAGTGTTTGCAACAAGTAATAATGCAAGCGATGGTGTGGGCGATAGTATGTTGGCTCATGCAGGCAATCGTGTTTGTATTATGCGAATGGAAAAACCTAATGCAGATAGTTGGCTTAAGTGGGCAGGCAATAATAATGTTCACCCGTTGATTAGAGCATGGGTTCATATGTTCCCAAGATGTTTAGCAAGTTATTTAGATGACGGGCAGACAGATAATCCATATATCTTTAATCCAAGTAAGCCGATGTTATCGTTTGTATCACCCCGTTCATTAGCAAAATCATCAGTCATTGTGGATAGCAAAGAGATACTAGGTGAGAATGCAACAATGGTCGCCCTTGCAGGCACGCTTGGTCAATCATGTGCAGGTGATATGTCAGCGTTCCTTCAAATAGAAAAGTCTTTACCGAAGTTTGAAAGCATACTAGAGAAACCTACTGAGATTGCTATGCCGACAGAAGTATCAGCGTTGTTGATGTTGATGTTCCAAGCTACAGATGCATTGAAAACACAAGACGAAGTTAGTAAGTTTATGAAGTTTGTAAATCGCATGGAAAGTAGTGAGTTGCAGGCAGTATTCTTTACCATGATGGTGCGTCATAAGAATGGTATGAAGTTGGTTAGAAACAATGCAGAGATTTCTAAATGGGCAGTTGATAACCATGTGTTATTTTAATAGGAGATAAGAATGAATAACATAGACCAAAGTATGCGACTAAAGAAAGCCCATGTCGCACTAATGAAACATCAAGAAACTGCACTCTATTCGGGCATTATGTTGATGGGTAAGAGTGTTGTAGTTGATGAAGAAATAACGGCATATACCGATGGGTATAACAAGAAGTATGGTAGTAAATTTATATCTAAACTAACAGACCAAGAACTCAGAGCATTAGTATTGCATGAGAACCTTCATGTAGCACTGAAACATATTGGTAGGTTTAAGAATGAATTTAAAGATAACCCACACTTAATGAATGCATCAGCAGATTATGTTGTTAATGATGTAATTACACACCTTAATGATAAGTCATTATGTAAATTGCCCGATGGTGGTTTGTATCACGATAAATTCCATAATTGGTCAGTCAAGCAAGTGTATGACTATCTGAAAAAGGAAAATAGTGAGCGTGCAAAGAACGCACAATCTTTACAAGGCGAAGGTGAAGGTGATGGCAACCCACAAGGTGGTAAGGGTATGCCTACTGAAACACTAGATGAACATGACTTTAGTGCATCAGAACAAATGACACCCGAACAAGTAGGTGAGTTATCAGATAAGATTGATAAAGCCTTACGACAAGGTGGCATACTTGCAGGCAGAATGGGTAGCAAATTACCTAGAGCCATTGAAGATTTACTTGCACCTAAGATTGATTGGCGACATGAACTAAGAGATTTTGTTACATCATCAACCAAAGGTTCAGATGAATTTACTTGGCGAAGATTTAACAAGCGACTCATGGCTAATGATATTTATATGCCAAGCCTTGAAACTGAGAATGTCGGTGAACTAATCATAGCGATTGATACATCGGGGTCAATAGGTAGTTTGGAACTGACTGAGTTTGCATCGGAACTGGCATCTATTTGTTCGGTGTGTTCCCCAAGTGGTGTTCGTGTTTTGTGGTGGGATACAGAAGTGCATGGTGAGCAGAAGTTTGAACCTTCCCAATATGGAAATATAGCAGGGTTATTAAAACCATTAGGTGGGGGTGGCACTCATGTTAGTAGTGTTAGTGAGTATATAAATAAACATAAGATAGTAGCAGAAGGTGTCATTGTATTTACAGACGGCTATGTAGAGAATGATATCCAATGGAATATATCTGCACCTACTATGTGGCTTGTAACTCAGAATGAAAACTTGAAAGTGCCAAGTGGCAAGATTATTAAGAAAGGTGAGTAGTATGACCAAGCAAAAACAAATCATTGTAGATAATGTAATAGTTAAGGGATATGTTAAACACCCTAATGGTAAAAAAACATTGTTTGAATTTACCAAGCACGACTTAACACCACAATCGTTAGAGAAAATCTTTGAAGAAGTAGGAAGGAAATTTACATGAAATCAATAAGAATGTCATTACAAGCGTATAGAAAAGCAAGGCAGTATTTGTCGTTGCGTAAATTAGTTTGCCGACATCATTAATTAACTAAGGAGAATAGTATGAACAGAGAATTTAATTATCAAAGGTTATTAAAAATATCCGAAACTCAAGAGCCATATAGGGGAAGTGAAAATAGATTTCCTTTTAGTGATAGAAAATATGGGCATAAGTATTTCTTAAAAGATATAGTTGATGGAGTGCCACAATTCAGATTATGTTATTACTATAA